TATCATTTGGTAAACTGTTAGGGTTGGCTGAAAGTAGGCAATGGGAGTCCCGTTGTGTTCAAGTCAGGAACTGGCAACGCTCGATGTTAGGACACCTGCTGCAATCTCACGACACAAAAAAAGCGGCATTGATCAGGGCAACCGTACTTGTTCCAGAAGAATGCTGGCAAAAGAGCAAAAGAGCATCTAAACCCCATGATGGGATGATTGACGCTTTCCTAATAGCTCGCTATATACGCAGGGAATTCACCTTCGAGAAGGATTTTCCATAGTAAGTTAAAATTTTTATTGACCTTTGGTCAAGTTCTTTTATAATTCGTTAAATGAAGGAACTTTTCCCCGCACAGTCCAAAGTAGCTGATTTCTTTGAGAGTAAACTTAATCAAAAAATCAACACCCTAGACTCCAGTTCAGTTGGAACAGGTAAGACTGTAGTGGCCGCACACTTGGCCGTAAGGCTAAAACGTCCCATAGCTGTTATTTGCCCTAAAGCAGTCATCCCTGCATGGGAAAGAGAGCTAGAGGAGGTTGGTATTAAGCCTATATTTGTTATCAACTTTGAAAAAATCAGAACGGGTAATACGCCCCACATGTCAAAGAGGGGGAAGAAGATAATGAATTGGCAGACCCCTAAAGACACTTTGTTTTTAGTGGACGAGATACATAAATGTAAAGGCCCATATACTCAAAATGCACAGCTTATTATAAGCCTAGTTAAACAAGAATTTTTAATTCATGGTATGTCAGCAACTGCCTGTGAAGACCCAACCGAGATGAGGTCTTTGGGTTATATGTTAAATCTGCATAGTTTGGCTAAATCAGAGAATGGATTACGTAACTGGTTTGGTTGGATGAAGTCGCATGGTTGTTATCAGGATGAATGGAAAGGGTGGCACTTAGGAGCGAAAAAGCATCTGAAACTCATCCGTGATAAAATATATGGGGTTACTGGAGCTAAATTAACAGTGGCTGATTTTCCTGATTCATTTAGGAATAATAGAGTGTTCACAGAACCTATGCAATTTTCTGACTCGAAGAAAATTATTAAGACTTATGAGAAGTTGGGACTGACTCCTCAGATAATAACAGACTTGATTGAAAATGGTAATGTGGATAATAGCGAGCATGTCATTGTTAATATCCTTCGTGCAAGACAGTTAACGGAAGCTATGAAAGTGCCTGACTTAGTATCATATGCGCAAGACTTAGAAGAGCAGGGGAACTCCGTAGTGCTTTTTGTGAACTTCAGGGATACTGCAAGCGCTTTATGCGATCAATTAAAGTGCAAATCTATTGAGGGAGGCCAAAGTGTTGAAGAACGTCAGCAGGTGGTCGATGACTTCCAGAATGATAAGACGCACATAGTCGTAGCTAATATTGCGGCAGGGGGTACTGGGCTATCATTACATGACTGTAATGGGGATAGGCCAAGAGTTAGTTTGATATGCCCTTCGTTCAATGCTAAAGACTACCTCCAAACTTTAGGGCGTATTCATCGTAATGGGGCAAAGTCGGATGCCGTGCAAAAAGTTTTAATTACATCAGGGTCTATAGAAGAAAATGTCATAGCCTCCATCGAACGAAAGATTAACAACCTAATAGAACTACACGGAATATGAAAAATACTGCATTCAACGGACCCGAATATAAACCTAATAGAGATTATACACGCCTTAAAAATCAAATAGGCCGTGTATACAAAGTGATGAAAGATCAAAGGTGGCGAACACTTAATGATATTAGCACGTCTACCTCATCATTCACTTCACATGGTCATCCAGACCCTGTGGCTTCTGTAAGCGCACAGCTTAGACACCTACGAAAGAAAAGATTTGGTGGGCATACTGTGAATCGTAAACACACCTTAAAGGGCCTTTTTGAGTATCAACTCGTCCCAAATGGAGACACAACCAGAATATAGTATATGAAAGAAAAAGATAATAACAGCGAGGACGATTTTGAGCTAACGGAGCAGGAGATTGAAAATCTCAAGATATATGACGCTTTCGATCCAGCGCAAACTATTGATTCTATAGAAGAGGCGGGTGATTATTGGAGAATGGTTAAGGACACTTTGGAAGAAACAGATCCATCTAATGAAGTGTTAATTGAACATTTAGAGAACAAAAAAGAATGGATAGGCTATCTGTTTGACTGGTTTGATGATGAGGCTATCGAGTATCGTCTAGCAAGATTTGATCACTGGAAAAACTCATGGGAAAAAACATGGGGGAGGAAGAGAAAGAAAATTTATTTAGTGAAGAGCCACGCACATGAAATGGTAAAAATTGGGTATTCAGTAAACCCTCAAGCAAGAGTAAAAACATTGGCTGGAGATCAGCCTATGTTAGAACTAATACATGTGTTTGAAGGTAGGGAACAGGACGAAAAAAGGCTCCATCAAAAATATAATAATAAAAGAGTAAAAGGTGAAGGCGAGTGGTTCAGATTAACTGACGAAGATATTGAAAATATTGAAGAACATTTTAAGAGTTCAAACGAAGGTGATATTGATTCCTTTTTAAAACCGTCGTCATTTGATCAATATACGGGTACTGATGGTTGGCGTGTAGTTAAAGACCCATATAATGGAGTTATAGTTAATGGCTGTTACAATTGATCACGGAAGTAGAGGACACGCAGACTTTAGTCCATCAAGCCTTAAATATGTAGCTGGCTGTTCTGGCTACGAAGGTAGGTCAGGAACAAATGCTGCTGCTGAGAAAGGTACACGGATACACGAAGCCCTAGAGGTACGTGATCCCTCTGCCCTGCACGATGAAGACGAAGTCATGATCTATGAAGCAATAGTCGAGCAGGAGGAAAAGTACATACAGGACTTTGCCAAAGGAAAAACTTACGTAGAGGAGAATGAGATCCTTTTGGATGTAGACTTAGACAATACGTCTACGTGGGGGACTTGTGATAGGCTTATAACTTTTGGTAACAGAGCCATACTAGCTGACTATAAAACGGGGGTCAGTGTAATTGACGAACCAAAAAAGAATTGGCAAGCTAAAGCATATACAGTAGGAGCGTTTCAGAAATACCCTGAGCTGGAGGAAATCACATTTGTATTTTATATCCCTGTGCGGGGAGAGGTATTAGAAGGAACTTTCTCAAGGGATGAGCTACCTATTTTAATTAAACAACTAGCTGACGTTATTCGTAACGGGGAGAAGATAAGACCGCAGTGGGATGGGGGTTCCCCTGCCCCAGAGAGCCTTTCCCCTACCGTTAACTGTAGGTTTTGTAAGCATGAAGGGTACTGCCCATCATTAGGGGGATTAGCCGAAGAGATTGTACAAAGGATATCAGGGGACTCGCTACCTAAAGAGGACTTAAACGACCCACAAGACCCTAAAACTGTAGAACACCTTTATGTGGTGGCAAAGGTAATGGAGAACTGGGCAAAGAGGATAAAGGAGAAAGCTGTAACGATGGCAAAAGAGGGTGTTGAGTTTGAAACATTGAGGTTGAAGTCTATGGGGTCCACGCGCAAGTGTATAGATAACTTGAAACTAGTTGAAATAGCCAAAGAACATGATCTTAGTGAACATGATTTGCTTAATATAATTAATATCCCACTGAAGAAAGTAGCTAACGCGGTGGGCGATACCGCCCCTAAAGGGGAAAAAGGAGAAAAATCAAGATCTTTTCTTGACGCTGTCGAAATCAATGGCATCATAGAAACATCAGAAGAAAGGTTTACCCTTTCTTAAACTAAAACAAAAAATAAGACTAAATCTAATGCCTAAAACAAAAACAAAAACAAAAACAAAAACAGTAGAAGTAAATAAAGAAGAACTAGCGGTCCCAAGTATGCCGCCAAGACTAGTGATATCAGCGGAGGATATCGAAATTCCAAGACTCAATGTAATTCAAGGGTCATCGGAAATTGACGGAGATGAGGGAGCCCTTGTCATTAACAGATCACAAACTATTATGCCGACTGGAGGATCTCTTTCTGTTATTCCTTTAACAGCGCAAAAGGGATGGGCTGAAGATGTCCCATTTGGTTCTAACGAAATAGCAAGGATTGCACATGACGTGGAAGAAAAGGCGGCTATTGAGGAGGACTCCCAGTATGGGACAGTCGAGTTTGCTGACATCACGGTATTAATCCCAGAGCCAAAAGATATTGGAGAAGATGCAGAAGATGCCTTCCCGTTTCCCATTGGAGAAACTTCTTACGCGATGGGTAAGCTGCACGTAAGGAAAGCCGCGTACAGGAACACATATAAAAGACTTGGTTTATTCCAAGCTATGAATCCTGACGCTCCTTTGTGTAATAACCTCTGGAAGTTCTGCGCTAATCAAGTAACAGCTAATAGAAATAGTTGGTACATCCCACAGATGACTGTGACAAAAGTAGAGACTGATCAGGATGTTATTGACTTCGTATCAAGAATTTTACCTTCATAATTATGAGCATAGAAATGAGCATACAACATGAGCTAGATATTCTTAATACAGAATTAGTAGAACTAAATAAAATCAGAGATGATATCGATACTAAATCGACAGAACTCCGAGCCTCTGATGATAAAATGAAAGCACTATTTGACGCAATTACAGCCCGCGTCACTGCTTTAGAAAAAGAGGCAAAAGCCCAGCCTAAACTTATATAAAAATTGTAGGTTGTGCTTCGTTTCACAACCTACCTGATCCCGTGGGGGGATCAGAGAGGGAATGGCCCGTCTATGTGTTCTATCTTTCTACACGTAGGCGGGCCAACTCACACCTAAATTATGGATACAATCGCTATAGACTTTGAAAGTTACTATGATAAGAAATGCTCGATAAAAGTATTAGGACTCTTAGGATACTTCTCACACCATGAATTTGATGCTTATAGAGTAAGCGCGATAGGTGATGAAGGTACTAAATTTGTGGGGTGTCCAAAGACAGAATTTGACTGGTCAATTATAAAAGGTAATCGGGTAGTCGCGCATAACGCCCAGTTTGATGAAACTCTCTACTTGTATGGGGTGGACCAAAAGTGGTGGCCGTATTTTAAATATGCCCAATGGGTATGCTCCGCAGACTTAGTGGCCTACTGCGGCTTACCTAGATCGCTTAAAGGAGCTACTGCGGTTATGTATGATCTTGAAGTGGACAAGTCCACACGAGACAACATGTCGGGAAAGCGTTGGGAGTCTATGTCGAAAGAATTCCAAGATGAGGTAGATGAGTATGCATTAAAAGACTCTGAATTATGTCTAAAATTGTGGCAAGACTTAGAGCACAAATGGCCCGAACAAGAACGCCAAATAAGCCTAGCCAACAGGAGGTGTGTGCAGAGAGGTATTCCTATTGACACGGAGTTATTGAAGAAATCTCTTTTAGAAATAAATAAAAGATTATTTGAAGCTGAAAACTCTATTCCTTGGATTGACGAAAAACCAACACTATCTAGAAAAGCCTTTAACGATGAGTGTAAAAAAATGGGTTTAACACCCCCCGCAAGTTTAGCTCTAACAGACGAAGAGGCTAATAAATGGATTAAAGAGCATGAGGGTAAATATCCTTGGATATCAGCCGTACGTAACTACCGACGTATTAACGCCCTAAAAAAGAAGCTAGAATCTTTTGAGCATGCAACTATGGGGGATCATAGATACTACGGAGGCTTACTATATTTTGGAGCACATACAGGGAGATTTAGTGGGAGTGGTGGAAATTTAAATCTACAGAACCTCCCAAGAGGGAAACTGTTTGGCGTTGATTTAAGGAGTTTAATAGCCCCAAAAAAAGGAAAAAAACTAGTCGTTGCTGACCTGTCACAGATTGAGGTGCGTACACTAAGTTGGTTAGCTGATGATCGGAAGGCTTTAAATGAGATCGCTGAGAGTAGTGATATATACGAATACTTTGCGATACGTTTTGGTAGATGGAAAAAAGAGCAGGGGGTACTCAAAGAGAAAAACCCTTCATTAAGACACCTAGTCAAAACTATGGTGCTCGGATGTGGCTATTCTGTGTCGGCTAAGAAATTTGCTATGATCTCTGGTATGAGTATTATGGAATCTAATCAAGCGGTATATCTATATAGACGAAAAATGGCTAAGGTTGTACACCTTTGGAACAAACTTCAGCGCAGGTTGCATGTGGCCTACTCATTAGGAGAGGACTTTAATTTAGAACTACCATCAGGGCGCTCTCTGAGGTATGGGCGAATAACAACAGTCCTACAGTATGAAAGGCGTAACTATATGGCGCTAGTCTCGAAAGGGCTTAAAAAAGTACCTATGAATCTCTACGGAGGTCTTTTGACAGAGAATATGTCACAAGCACTTGCGCGAGACATATTCTCTGATATAATCACCCGCCTCGAAAAAAAGGGTTTGCAGATAATATTCCATGTCCACGACGAAGTCGTTGTTGAAGTGGACGAGGAAAATGCAGAAGAGACTCTTGAGTTAATTATTCAAGAAATGAAAACACCCCCCAAATGGCTACCTGACATCCCGCTAGATGCTGAAGGTAAAATTCTAGACAGATACGAAAAATAACATGCACTATAGATACCTGAAAAACTTATTAGAACACAAAACATACCTATGTGATGATCTTAGTAAGATCCCATTAACCGCTAAGATATTTAAAAATAAAAAAGAAAGAAGAGCTTGGGAGGCCTCTCCTGACACTGACTACGCATTTTATTCTATGGTAGAGGGAAATATCCCTTCTATAAGGATAAATGACAACGAAGAAAATCAAGTAGCAGCTGTTTGGGGGTTCGTTGCTGATTATGATAATGCAGAGGTTGACTGGGATACTTTAGAGGAAACATTAAAAGCTAAGTGCGATATTATGCCTACATGGTGGACCAAAACTCCTTCAGGTTGGTTGCGGTTAATATGGGAATTTGAGGGGAGACAAATCATGGATCATTTGATGTACCCTCCCTTTATAAAAAAGCTAGGGGATAAATTAAGAGTGAAAAGATTACATGGAGGTTTTGATAAATCCTCGTTTAATGCGAGTCAATATTTTAACTTAGGGACAGGTTATAAAAAAATAGGGGAACGTATACCTAAGAAGGTATACCGAAACATACTCCTAAAAACAGCGATGGAGAACCCACCGCAATCGCTTAGTACGCTCACAATACCCTTAGAAGCCGTCGAGGAAGAGGTGCGCACAAATCCTAAGTTTAAAGGTAGGTGGGGGCCAGCATTTGAAATAGGATCTAGAGGCCCATTATTTTGGGTGGATGACGGGATTGATCGAGAAGGATGTCAGGTATGTGCTGATGGGATGCTTTGCTGGTCTGATAGGGGGACCAAAGTCTTTTTATCGTGGCGTGAAATTCTAGGGGCTCGCTTTGTCGAGCAATATGAAGAGAAAAAACTAGAGCTTCTTACAGAGCATTATTGGTATACGGGTAAAATTTATTACAAGCTTATAAATGGAAAGCCCGCTAGTATTGATATTGCGCAGTTGAAAATGGAATTAAAAAGAGCTGGCTTCACTTCACGTAGGAGAGGTCCACTCACTGAATTAGAAAATGCTTTACTTACCATACAGAATGATAGTCGGATAGACGAGATAGCCCCTATCATCTTTGATAAGAGGCTTGTTGTAGAGTCGGGGCCTAATAAAATACTTAATAATAGTACCCTCCGTGCAATGCAACCCGCATCAGATGGTAGTAAAGAAAACTGGCCCTTTATAAACAAATGGTTAAATCAGCTATTTAAAAATGAGGAGTCCCTAACGTATTTTTATGCGTGGTTACAAAGAATTTACTACGCGGTCTTAAATAGAGAACCGATGCAGGGGCATGCTTTATTATTAGTTGGAGCCACTAATAAAGGAAAATCGCTTCTATCAAACAGACTAATAGGAGGGTTACTTGGTGGATTTGCTGACGCTTCAGACTATCTTAGTGGGGACAGCAAGTTTAACAAAGAATTAGGTAAAGTGGCTGCTTGGGTTATAGATGACACTACTTCATCTGCCTCATTCCAAGAACAGCGTAAGGCTACGGAGCTAATTAAAAAGTGTACCGCCAATCCACGAATTGAGTACCAAGCGAAATATGAAGACACAATAACGATAAGTTGGGCGGGCCGTGTTATTATGTCTCTAAATATGGACCCCACAAGTTTAAGCGTTATTCCTACGATGGACTCAAGTAATAGAGACAAAATACTAGCCCTACGTATATCAGATGAAGCTACAAGCGATTTTGAGTCCTTACTGGACGTGGATAAAGTAACTAATACAATCATAGAGGATACAATTAGGGGAGAGCTACCTTATTTTGGGCAGTGGTTACTAGAAATATTTAAAATCCCTAAAGAAATAATTGGGGACTCAAGATATGGTATTAGGGCTTTTGTGGACCCTGAAATTGAAGAGGTGTCATTTGCAAACTCAACTAGAGCCATCCTAATAGAAACAATAGAATTCTTCGTGCAAAAATATAGGGAGTTTTCTATGAGTGAAAATAAACAATGGTCGGGGACTTTGACCGATTTTTTAGTACAACTACAAGACCTAAACGGAGGTAAGCAATTGAATAATCTTACAGCTAATACTGAGTTTATGCGACGTAGTATGCAATCACTAGAAGAGTCGAATAAGATAGGGAGGGGCATCAGACCTGTTACGTCTACGTATCGCAATAATGCAAAAGTTTATTACATTGATTTGGACCCAAAATGGGATATAAGTAATGCCGCAGACAATGACTAGAGAAGAGATAGATGAATTTTGTGGGTTGGCCTCACCTAACGATTCTATCATAGTTCCCGACGGTTTAGACGGGGCGTTTATAGGAATAGCGACGGAAGCAGAACCACCTCAAGCTGTGTACTCAATAGAGAGGTGTGTTCAAATCTTAGCTAAGGATATGAGTAGGGAGGAGGCAGAAGAATATTTCTGGTTTAACGTAGCGGGATCACAGGGGGAAGGATTCCCCATGTACATCTCGACCCCAGAAGAAACCTATTGATAATCAATAGGCTTATTTAAATCTTCAATAGGTAAATGAAAACCTGCGCTTTTGAACACAAAGCCGTCGTCATCAGCTTCCCCTTTTTGTTTAAATAGGGACTTCTGCATAAACTTAGTAGAGGGCATCCACCCCAAAACCCAGACAAACATAAAATCTTTCCTTACTCTAGTAAAAAAATATATATCATTATCAGGCACAAACCCTCTTTTCCCATTTATAGAAGCTATATAATTCTTTTTCGGGATTGAGGCACATGACTTTGACTTTACTTCAACCCACCTCTTCTTGTGTTCTATGTCATGAGT